GCACGGAAAAATGAGTAAAGCGAGGTGCTACCATGGGCAATGTATCTGACATGTTCCACCGCCGGGAGATCGACACCGGCAGGGGCAATTATTACACCAAGGTGGAGATCGACGCCAGAGTTACAGAATTGCAAGGCAAAGACGCACAGCAGGACGGGCAGATCGGCTCGCTGGAGCAGTCGTCCCACAGCCACGACAACAAGGGCATTCTGGACGCAACAGAAGCGGCATATACCGCAGATAAAGACAAAAAGCTGACCGAACTGGAGGACACCGACACCACATACACGCTTGCCAGAAAAGCCTTTGCGACAAAGTTCGATGACGTGAACACCCTCCTGTATGTCAAATATGACAAGAGCGGGACACCTATCAGCACGTCAAACATTGACATCCGTCCGACATTTAACGCAGTCGGGACGGCGCTGCTCACAAGCGGGAAAGGCTATCTCCCGATCTTGGACAGCAGATATGAAACACGGTACGGCGACAAGACCGATACGGATGCCTATATCAAAACAAATCCGCAATACACAAGCCTGCTCTATGTGGACTACACCTATGACGGCAGCACGGAAGTCCGGTATGACAACACGGTGTTCGTTGTGAAGATGCCGGTGGAAGCAACCCGCTTTATCGGCGCAAATGCCACAGCCGAGCAGCAGGGACTTATGGCACCAGAGGACAAGGAAAAGCTGGACTCGTTTGATCCGTCGGCTTGGGTTGTGGGCGGATCCATGGAAATCAGCGGGGCAATGACCGCAAATCTGCCGGATAAGCAGTCTTTTGTCGGGTCGTATAAAAACACGGCAAACGGGGCATGGTACGACGTTATCTCAATCCGGCATCGTAACGGCTACGACGACGGGAATCAATATGGCATGTCTATCTACTCCGCATTGACATCCGCCGGGGATCTGATGTGGAATAAGCAGATCAGTGCGGACAAGTGGCAGGGCGTGCGCACACTGTTGGATAGCACAAATTATAGCAGCTATGCCGCCAAAAGCAGTCATACGCATGAGATGATCGTAAACAATTCTAAACTAATAGGTGGTTCTAATGGTGCTGCACAGTGGTACAGATTGGGAACATTGACTTCGTTTGAAAATTTTTCAACCGCAGTCATTAGCGTGTGGAGTGGTAACGGGGCAA